CGACTAATAAGGGTGTCCTCGTTAGAGTCGCTCGTCTCTGAATTGCGCAAGGCGCATAAGCTCATCACCATGCACGCGGATAAACTTGGCGGCAAGAAGGTGACGCGCTTTTCCTTTGCCAGCGAGCAGCAGGCTTCCTATGTGACGGCGCAGATAGCCGCCCACGCTAAAATCATGAACGAAACTCTCTATGATTTCAGGCGCGTGTTCGGTGTTCTCGATGAAGACATTGCCCGACAAATGAACTCAATGATTACTGACCCCAACAAGGCCATTGATGTTCTGGAGACGGTGACTGAGCGATACATATCGCTACAGCGCATGCCCAATATTCGGAGGACTAAGGTTCAGCAAGCAAACAAAAATGCTGCACGGATTAGCCGCCAATTAGTAGAGGTATCCAAAACTCTAAGTGGTGAGGCGGTTTTTATTCCGACAGACCTCTTGAAAGAATTTGAGAGCATAATCAACGGCCTGATTAAAGACCTTGACGCTATTACGCCCGAGGCTACACTCCTCCAGTCCTACGTTCTCGGCCCTGTTGGCAAGGGCCTCAACACCTATCTTAGTTGGTGGCGGCAAAGTGTTCTTACAGGGATCTTGCTGCCCAACCCTCGTTATTGGACGAACAATGTCCTGGGCGATTGGTCGCAGATGGTCACCAGCATCGGCGTCGTGGACGGCTCAAAGCTTTCCTTTCAGAATCTATTTGCCAATTTTGAGGTGGGCGGATTCAAGCCTCACACCACACTACTTGAGTTGTCGGAGAAGGCAGCGGGGAAGCCTGTCCTTGGCACGGCAATGAACGCCCTCTTCAACCCCCGGCTTCACCACATCTGGTCAGGCAAGCGTGGGGTCATTACCCTCCCAGGGGGGCGTCAGTTGCCCTACGATGTACTGCGTCAATGGTTGGTGAAGGACGGCATCCTCGACAGCTTCACGCAGGCTGAGTTGGTGAATGAGATGCGAGCCGTTCTGGAGTCGCAAAGTTGGTGGAAAAAAGCCGCATCCCCGGAGTGGTTGCGCGAATGGCAGTTCAACCTTCAGGCCCATGCAACAATGGTCCAGCAGCGCCAAAGGACTGCGCTATACCTCCACCTGCTGGAAAAGGGGCACTCAAGAGCCGACGCGCGGAAGATGACCCTTGAAGCCTTATACGACTGGCGGAACTCTTTTGGTAAGGCAGAAGCTGCTGCAGTTACGAAGTTCCTACCATTCTGGCGGTTCCACAAGCTTGCGATGAAGCAGATGGGTGTTGCCATGACGGAAGCCTGGACGATGCCAGCAGGGCAGTATGCTAAGCGCATGCTGACCGGACGCACTAAGTACCAACGCATGCGCGGTCAGGCTGTTGTCGCCGGCAACATCCCCAACATGCTCAGCCCCGAAGACGAGGAGTCTTGGCTTGATGACGAGGGGAGGATGAACCTTCTCGCTCGCGTTCTAACGCCCCCTTGGGCCGGGCACCTCATGTCCTACAATGCACCCGACAGGCTTTCCCAACCTCAGTGGGATTGGATGAGAAACAACCTGGGACATAAAGACGCAGCAATGAACCGGGGAGGATACCGCATTTGGTACGGCCCCCAACTTACGGCCATCCATCAGTTGGAGATCTTCTCCTCGTTCTTCACCTTAGCAACAGCAGGCGTTGCCACGGCGGCGGGATGGAAGTTTCACGGCGGCGACACAGGGCACTATCTGGCAGACGGTTGGGAGCGACAAGTGTTTGAGCCTTGGGGCGGGATGATGATGCGCCCTGTTCAGATGTTTGCCGGAATGGTGGCCGGTAAAGCGGGGATTGATATTGGCTTTGCCCCTGGTCGGTTCCAGCCCTCTCGGGCAAAGCTCAACCCCGGCGACAAGGTGTTGTTTTCGCTTGCAAGACTGGCCACGCCATTTGACTCATTCTTCGCCACGGGCATCGAGGATAAGCAGGGCCGCGCCACCGCGAACCCTGTCGCCCTTATGCTTCTGCGCGAAATGCCGTTCATAGGACTCCAGGTCGGGCCGATGCTCAACAAGGCCATTAAAGCTCGCGGGTTCACCAAGGCCGACCCCGAGTGGGGCATGTGGCATGGCCTTGCGTACTACTGGGCTGCGTGGTTCGGGGTGGCCCGGCCATATGAATACGGTCTTGAGAAGAATGCGAGCCAAGTGACTCGGGATCTTGAGATGCGCCTGAAGGCTGCATCATCAGGCGAGAAGTACTACTATGAATACCTCAAGAACAATTACTATTAACCAACGCGCCTAATGAAGAATTAGGGCATCTCTCGAAGAGAGGAGATCAAAATGCAAGTCATCGGATCACGAAGAAAAACACCACCAGCAATAGACCACCCCTATACTGCTGCCGCTAAAGTCTGGTCTTTGGCTGACCTAAGCCAAAACCAATTGGTCATTACAACGTCAGTCCACGGGCACTACCCGGCGGTTAGTCTTGCGGACTCGACAGACACGAAGCTAAGCCAGGGCCGGCTAATGATCGCCAAACACGGTTGTTCGGCAGGCCAGCACTGTGTTGTGCTTCCCTGGCGCAAAATCACAGGCATCGACACCTCGAAGCGTCTGGCGGGTGACCCTATCTTTCTTGGGGCAGGCGGCGACTTTGTGTTTTCTCCCCCGAAAAACGCTGCGTTTGTGCGCCAAGTGGGGACGGTGTTGCTTCCTGCTGTTGACGGCGCAATCATTCTCGATGTCACAAGTGAATCGAACCACAAAAACTCGATGAGTGCAGCGCATGTTCAGCCCGCACAGTCTCAGACTGTTGGGACCCTGCCTGTGATGTATCGCTTTGATGTTGACGCGAGCGGAAAAGCAAAAAAGGTAAGTCTAAACTTCCCTATTCACATAATTGATGTGTGGGCCGTGAAGACAGGTGACACGTCGAAAACGGGAACAATCACCGTTGCGAACGGTAAGGGTGACCTGTTTTCTCCACTTTCTTTCACGGGAGTTGACTCAGGCGACATTGTACGCGTTACAAAACTTCCAACCGATGGTAGACGATCCATTGCAGGCGGACACCTGTCTGTGATAACTTCTGGCAAGAATACAGCCTGCCAGATTTACATTCTTGCTGAGCGAGAGGGGTAGCATGGGCAAAATAAAAGCAGTTTGGACACAAGTTTCAGGTCAAGCGACCAGTGTTGGCGACGTAACATCAGGCGCACAACTGGTCACAGTTAGCCTGACAGTACCGCATAGAGGTCTCATCCGTAGAGTGCGCGTTCGAGATGACGGCACAGGAACGGGGACCCCGACTATTGCAGCGTCAATAGCCCACTCGGCAGCAGGGGCCACTGGGTTGGGCGTGGTTCTCGCCTATGCTCTCGCGGCAAATCCGCTGGACTCCGAGGAAACTATTTATTATCAGGTTGTTGAGAGTGGTACGGCGAGCCGTACAGGGACTCTTTACGTTGACGTTTGGACTAACGATGCAAACAAGGATCATGTCTTGGACATTGTTATTGACATTGAAAACTTAGGGTAGGGGGCAGTATGGCAAGGATCGGAGCAGGGACATCTGCAGCACGCACAGTACCCCCGGCGCCCGTCGTTGCAGGCGGCGGCGGAGGCGGAGGGAACGAATGGAAAGATTGGATCGATCTTCCATTAGACCCCAGCGATGGATGGACAATTACCACCGCGCCTAACGCGGCCAATGCCGGGGCCACCGTTGCCAAGGTGGGTGACGAGCTTCATTTCAAAGTGCCCAACAGTGGGAGTATGCGTATCCAGGGTTCTCAAATGAATGGCCTCTTCATGGCGCGGTCTATCCACATTAAGCCGTGGGAAGATGCAGGGATTACAAAGCCTGCTGGGGCCACCGACAGCCAGTACGAGCCAGAAGCGATTCAGTACAAAATCGAAATAGAATTCGCGACTTCGAATCTCGGGCCTATCTCCGGCGGATCTGTGGTGGGTGCTGAAGGAACATATCTCACATGCCTTGTGGGGCTGGCTGGTTTTCCTACGGATCAAGGCGGAAACCCTGTGCCTTCTTCCGATTATCGTTGGTCTGCTGCCCAAGTGTACAAAAACTACGGCGGCAATCCAGCAACGGACTCCCGTCTCAACTTGTACACATCAGGCTATAAGTCTTACTCTACCAACAACGGAATGCAAGGCACAAAACAATGGAAGAACCAGCAGAACGGCGGCGAAGCAGGGTCACATAACGCAATTGTTTATGCCACTTCCCCACTCAGAAAAGAAGAGGGCTCTGGGCCATACGGGCGATCCAATATCCAGGCGGGCAGTTACGATAACACCACCCCTTTCGCGGGGATGTGTACGCTTAATCAGCAATTGTTTGATAACTCTACAAAATTCAGTATGCCGATGGCTGGCCAAAGCGCCCCGCCGTTCTGGCATGTTGCGCTCTGGTTCGGGACGAATACAACCACAAGTGGAAAGGGTGAGATTCGTATAAAGAAGATCCGTATGTATCTCCAGCCCGTTCAAAATAGGTTCGCGCTATGAGTATAATTACAATCGATTGCAGTAGTTCGATATCAGCACAAGTAATAGTGTCAGCCGTTGAAGCCGGAGAGCTTTGGGGTGTGGACATGGGCACAACGTCAAGGGTGTCAACTTACTCTGATCGTGTGCTTATCGAATGTACGAATACCAGAAACTTAGCCTTGATGGACGTTTGTCCAGAGGGTGAAACCTATAATGTAGAGTACAGCATTTCAACTCCTGACTCGTTTACCGAAGCCGATGCGGTATCAAAGGCTTGGTTCCTTAGAGGAATGCTGTAGAATGGAGAGACGGGTATCAGACTTAGAGGTTCGCGCCGCTGTCCTTGAGAACAAGGGCAAGGTATCGGAAAATCGCATTTCAGATTTGGAGGTAGAGGTGAAGTATCATGGCCGCCTACTCTTCAAGATGCAAGGTGCTACCTTAGTTCTGGTCATTGTCATGCCCATACTAATTGAATACCTGAGTTCATAATGGAAGGGGAGTTGGCTGGTACGCTCGCGGAACTGGGGGCACAGATAGGATTCCTGTTGTACCTTGTCACACAGAACAAACGCCAGGGCGAGCGTATCGAACAAATGCAGAAGAAGTATGAAAGCCTGCTTGAAAGAGCAATAAAGGCTATGGAATAATAGGAATCACAAAGCCCCCGAGGGGCGGAGGTCGTTATGGCAAGATTTACGGGGAAAAGATCCGTCACGCAAGTTGACTATTTAGCTAAGGATGACACGGTCACTGCCGCTGCAGTAGACGACTTCTTTGGCGGTGCGGTCGTCCTGCATAGTATTCACCTGGAGAATACAGGCGCCACTTGCTATGCCAAGATCTACGAATCAGCAGACCCTCTTGTCGGAACGACCGATCCCGACATCATCCTCCAAGCCGATGGATCAGAGGAAGTAGTGTGGACAATCATCGAAGGCATCGCCTTCACCCACTTTAGCTATGCGGCTGTTGCTACTGCAGGAACCGCCGGAGTTGGCAACCCCGCCGCAGGAAACATCGACATCTTCATGGTTGTGAGGTAAATATGGCCCTTTCTTTATCCCCCATCGTCGCTGATACGGGAACAATCTATGCAACCCAAACAGACGCCACGTCGGCAATCGACCCCCTGAAAGCAAGTGCCGGTGTACTTTACAAGGTGGAAATTAACAACGCCGACAACCCCTCTCCGGTATTTGTAAAACTGTTCAACAGCGCGAACCCCCTGGCTGTAACAGTGGGCACCACTGCCCCGGAATGGGTATTCAAGTGCCCCGCGTCGGTTACTCGCGTGTACTCCGCTCCTAAGGGCTCAGCCTTTTCTGCCGGCCTACTGGCCTGCTGTGTCACAACCCCCGGTACTGGCGGTACAGCAAACCCGACAAACGACGTTGTCTACCGCATCCTCTTAGGATAATCATGGCAAAGCTCAAATTCAACCGCGGCAAAATCCTTAAGCAAGCAATCCTCATGGCCGAGGACCTCTTCCCCGAGCCCCAGTCAGGCAAGAAGAAGCGGAAGTGGGTTGTTGACTTTATCAACGAGCACATCAACGTGCCGGTCCTGAACGAGCGACAAGAGGCCAAAGTCATAGGCTTTGCAGTAGACATTGTCTGTGACCTGCTTGTTTCGCAGAAGAAGGCATGAGAGATGGGTGACATGCTCCCCCCGTTGTTGCTACAGCTAAAAACCCTCGGGCACAAAGTGTTCGATGGGCCGGGGGCCTACGATTTGAACATCATCGGAATCCGATCCGCAAACCCGCAGCCGAACAAGTTCGACGACCTGTTGTGCTGCGCCTACCGAGAGCACGTCAACGGCCCCTTTGTGATTAAGTATTGGCCGGCGACTACAGATCCCGGTACTTTTTGCTTGGAGAATCCAGAGGTCTATGGAACGGAGGCCGGCACGGCTATAGTTGCAGAAGGCCAGTACAGGGGTGCCTACAAACTCGATCTCCATCGTGGAAGTTACACCGCCCTCTGTCAGCGGAGTGGTCCAATAGATATCTACCGAGATGGCAACCGAGACGACAAAGTAGACATGGAGCCTGGCTCCCTCCAGCGTGGAGTTTTCGTGGGCTGCAATATCCACAAGGCCGGTGAGAATTCTACAAATGTGGATAATTGGTCCGCCGGATGCCAGGTCTTTAAGAAAAGCTCAGATTTTGCGGAATTGATTCTGCTTTGCAGAAAACAAATCTCTCACCACCCTGACTGGGCCGCCACCTTCACGTACACCCTCATTAAGGAGTGGTAAAATGGAAAAACTGAAAGAATTCTGGAAGAAGCTTGACCCCAAGGTAGCTATCATCGGCGGCATCGTCGTCGTTTCAACCTCCTTGGGAACCTGCCATCTTGTTGGCGGCGAAGAAGACGCTGCTGTTGTTGAAGAAGTAGCCCCCGTAGAGGAAGCTCCCGTAGAGGAAGCTCCCGTAGAGGAAGCTCCCGTAGAGGAAGCAACAGAGGAGGCATGAAGTAATGGCAGACCCAATGAAGGTGAAGAGAGATGCGGCGGTTAAAAAGGTTCTTGCCGCCGGTCCAACGACACCGGAGCCACCAGGCGCGGACCTATCGCTATCGCCTCCATTGGAAGGCGAGGACCCCGAATGGGACAAGATCAAGGCCGCTGTGGGGCCGCAAAGCTTTGTCGGTTCAGATAAGTTTAACAAAATGGTGAGGTCCGCGTGGGGTGTCTACCGGGCCGGGAAAGCAATACACCGTGGGGGCACCCCCACAGTTAAGATTCGTGGCAAGTTTTAATCGACCGCCCACTAAAGGTAAGAAGTAATGGCAGACCCAATGCAAACACAGAGGGAGGGCGCAGCGAGAAATGCTCTTGGGGCTCTTTCGCCCGAATTCAAGGAGCTAATCGGCGCAGGCCTTTCTGTTCTACTCGAAGAGCAGGGCCTCACCGAAGCTGACGTGGAAGAATGGCAAACGGCATCGCCCACCAAGGCGGATGTCGCCTCAGCAGCCCGCGGCGCCCTGGGCGACCGTATTGCTAAGAACTACCCCGACTGGGACGATGTGAAGATTGACAAGTACATCCGCAAAGGAATGGGCGAAAAGAAAGCCATGCCTGCGCACGGGATGCCTGTTGGCGTGTTCCCCCCGGCTGAGTCCCTATCACCCGTTTCCCCGGCTGAGAGCGAACGATCAACTAAACAGCCAACCCCGACAACTCCTCCCAGTTCTGTCGTTCCCGATGAGACGAAGGAACGCATGAAGCGCATGCGAGAGATTTACGGCCTGGAACCTGAGGAGTAGGCAGATGATTAAGAGAATCTGTTTTGAATGTGACCATCGCTATAAGGGCACCATCTATTGCCCCTGCTGCAATCAGCCTGCGGGCGAGCCGTTAGAATGAAACGAAACTACAAGAAAGAGTATGCTCGCGACCACTCGTCCAAAAAGGACAAGCTGGACAGGGCTGCTCGAAACAAGGCCAACAAGGAGGAAGACCCACCACCTGGCTACGAGGTTGACCATAAGGTTCCCTTGAGTAAGGGAGGAGGCAACGGCAAATCAAACCGCCGCGTTGTAAAGCGTTCCGTGAACCGAAAGAAAGCTGCAGCCTTACGAAAAAATCTTAGCTGACTCGTCGCTTGGAGGGTGCCAGTTTATCATTCCGACTAACGATTCGAGGTCCTCTCCGTCTAATGGATCTGCACCGCACCTCTTGAATGCAACGTCCCGAACCAGCCGGGACTCTAACGCAGCTTTCGGATCAACCTTGAGATCTAAGAGCAGGTCGTAGAAGGCTTCGTCGCAAGTCTCCCCGAGGCCCTCAACAACAAAGGCGAATTCGTATTTCTTCTTCACGTCGTATCCTCTCCATTAAACTTAAAGCACTGCTGCCCTGAAAGAAAGTCTTGCACAGATGCAGACCACATGCAGTTATCCATAGGGTTATGCATAGCCACAATGGCACGCCACCCAACGCTCTCTGCCCACAGTTTTATATCCGAGGCAGGAGCGGGGTGGCGGTTTACCCATCGCGTATATTGAGCAAGTATCCCTTGAAAACGCACGGACTTAGAACTCTAAGTCTCCGCGCCCTCCCCCAGGGCCCACTTCCTCGTTAACCTCTTCGTCCTGCCGGGCGTCGAATATCGCGACCAAGCTTTCGTTTGAGGACTTCTTTTCCTCCACTACGCGGTTGTTATTACTTCTGGAGTTGAGCCAGAAGGCTTTCTTGCACTCCCGGTCCTTACACTTGAAGTCGGGATGTCGTGGTGATGGCTTGTCTTGGGAGTTATCCCAGAACTCAGTACCGCCACAATCAGGACACTCGTCTGGCATCCCTGTTGAGCGAGGCCCGCGAGGAGCGGGGGGGCCTTGCTTTGGCGGAAGGAGCAGGCGGCGGGGAGCCTACTTGGGTTGAACCCCCATCCATACCGTCCTGAAGCTCATCGTAAGAAACCTCACCGAACCCAACGCAGTTGGAGACAGCCCGGTTGAACCCCCGTGTATGTGCATGGGCACGGATGTTGTGGTAGGTGGCCATGTTGCCTGACTTCTCAGAAGCCATGCACGCGCCATCACCATCAATACTGCGCCCGTTGGGCGCCGTGGCACGGTAGAGAACCTCTATCCCCCAGTCGCCAGTAGGTAGTTCCACCTTAGTCTTCTCGATACAAATCACATCGAGATTGAATGCAGTGGCAACAGCACGCCAGTAGTTCTTCTTACGAAACTGCTTGCCGCGAATATCCATGATGCAGTCAGGCAATGCCCGGTCGATCATGTTCTTCACTTTTGTGTACTCCGACATGGCCACTGCGATGTCACCGGCAGCCCGCACGATACCGGTGGCCTGCGCGACCTCCAGTTCAGTTTGGGTGTGTTCTACCACTTCTAATTGTTCATTTCCCATTGTCATTCTCCGTTGTAGGTAAACCGAAACGTCCGAGTTGGTTCGGTCGTATTGGTGTATTTCTCCGCAAGGTCAGGATGATCCCTACGAAAAGCTTTTGCATCGACAGTCTTCCGGCCATTCCCGAGTCGCCAGGTGGCTTTCACGTTCTCGTTTACAATGATTGTATCGGCGCCCATCAATTCCTTTATCATGTTGACGGTAGTATCCTTGCGCTCTTTTAGTCCTTTTAGTGCCTCGTTTACGCTGTTAAGCTCAAGCATCAGTTCGAACTCGCGTATGGAGGGCTCACGGGATTCCCCGTTGTCCTCGGGAAAGTTGTTCTGCAGGAGCGCAGCACTTGCCTTTGAGCCATCGAGTTCTGGAGGGGACTCCCTAATGACATGCTCCATCCACCACGAAGTGGCTTTGTCCAACATTTCCTTATGGAATGATTCATCCTTTACCAGCCGGTATTGACGAAACTCATCCTTCATAGTGAAGTAGACAGCGACATCCCAGACTTCTTGCTCCGAGATGAGCATGTACCAATGGCACTGCGTCTTATAGTAAGGAGGGATGTCATCGCTTCCCTCCTTACCCCAGCCGCGATCCGACCTGGCGGTCTTTATCTCTAAGCCCCACTTGTCGGACTTTCCGGGCACGTTGACCCAGAAGTCTGGCGTGCCCATCATGAAGTCCGCTCGGCCGTGGAAGTGGCCGCCTGCGGAGATCTCCACCTCATTCTTGTCGGCGTACCATTCAGCGACCGCCCTCTCAAGGTAGCGCCCTCGCGCCTTGGCGGCGGAGTCCTTATCTTTACTTAGGCCCATCTTGTCTAAGTAGACATCCATTTCGGTAGCCCAGGGGGACACCCCCATGATTGCCGCTATGTCTGATCCACCAAGACCTTTTCGACGGGCCTCAAGCCACTCTGCTCTTCCTTCGCTT